CTTTCGGGTCGACTACGGTTGAACTCAAATTCAACTCCATCGTTATGTTATCGACTAGATCCAGATTCGTTACCACCGAAAGATTAGCCCCGTTAGTTAAACTGCTTCCTTCGCCTTTAACGGCAGAGAGAGCAATAGCTTTAGGGCATCCTGAATGGAACGAGCCTATATGGGTTCCCAATAAAGGAGGTTTTATCACCTTCAAAAAGGAATTCATACGGACCGAACTTGCTAACCTTCGCGACAAATGGAATTCGTGTGAGCATTATAAATGCTACTACGATCCAGATGACGTTGGGATCCGCATGTTCGACTGGAACACTTGGTTGTACTCCTTTGGAGGAATATTCCAAGGCAGAGGCGAGACTAAATATCTCGTTAACTGCGTCGAAGACTATCTGGCCAACTATGTTGGTTCAGATCCGTTATTCGTAAAGAGAGACGATGGGGGCTTCGTGCCCCCTCCTCCTGGACTAAGTACGTTGCAGCAACGTAGCTTAAACGCTATGATGCCTCATGTCAAAGCCAACTTGTCGCTACTCAACTCAATTTATGAGTTGAAAGACTTCAAGTCTTTACCTCGGACAATCACGAAGCTCTTCAAAGCAAAAGATGCGGTTCTTAGTGTTATTACTAACACCAAAAGCTCATTCAAAATGCTCGGAGGAGACGTTCGCACTTCCTTTAGTAGGAAGAACGGACAAACCCTTCGTGAAGTCTTTAAGGCCGGGGCTGATGCTTATCTGCAAACGCAGTTTAACTTCAAACCCTTGCTATCTGACATTCGTGGTTTACAAGCCACGATATCCAAGACTGAAAAGGCCATTCGTGACCTAATCAGTCGGCAGGGCCAACCACAAAGAAGGCACTTTACCTTCAAGTGGGAGCCGTACCGTGAGGTTGAGCCGTACGACGAGATAATCCATATTGAGGACGACAATTACTACTTTAACAAGCAGTATACTGAAGTCATCTTTGGTGGACCAGCTCTTAGTACGTATCTCAATTCTCATCTACCGTCTCAAACGGCAACATTCCATGCTGAGGTTGAGTATAATTACAATTATACCCAATTACAGGTCGAGCATGCTCGATTAGTCGGGTTCTTAGACGCTCTAGGGATTAACCTTAATCCTGCGATCATCTGGAACGCGATTCCCTGGACCTTCATTGTCGATTGGGTCATTAACGTGAGTCAATGGCTCGACGACAGGAAGGTTCTCACCTTGGAACCTGAGATAAACATAACGCGGTTTCTGTGGTCTTGGAAGTATACCAGGATTATAAAGCGTGCTATTCGTAGCTACGCCCACATCCCTGGCACACAACCTTTAGGCCCCATTAACCTTCCGACAGTCTACGAATCGATTTATCGTCGAGACGTAGGTTTGCCGGACAGAAGCTCACTGATCCTGAGTGGCCTCTCCCCAAAGGAGATAAGCCTTGGTGTAGCTCTCGCAATTACGCGAAAGAAACGCCGTTATAATCGAGGGCGTTAAAACCCTCAACTAGAGATGATGAATCTCTAAACCTCATTGAAGTATGCCAAAGCACTCAAATCCCACATTGTTCGTCACTGATGTCCGAATTGTGTCCGAAAATTCCCTCGACGCGCAAAGATTAACATCTATTATGATGTGTCTTTCGCAAATCGAGGAAATCGGCGCTCTCGGTATCAAGCAGATTGACGTGGGGGACCCTCGTGTTTTTACTGGCGTACTAGATGATCAATAAGCATGTTATCAAACACACTTGTTACAAACGAAGTCAAAAACGCGGCCGGGACTGAAGAAGAGTTTGAACGCTCTTCGATGACCGACCACGCTACCGAATATCTCCGAGTTGGAGAAATTCCGTCGTACCCTCATCGAATCCTAATCTCTCATCAAGAGACGGGTTCGGGCGTAAACAAACGCCGACGTTCCATGCTCAAGGTCAAAAAGACCGTGGCAGGGCAAGTCGACGCTACGCAACCCATGACGTGCTCAGTTACTACGGTCGCGGACATCCCAATTGGGAATATGTCCTCTTCCTCGTTACCGAACGACGTTATGGCTAACTCGATGTCGTTTTTGGCCTCTTTAGGGGCCTCAACGACTATCTTGTATGATTGTACGGGCAACGGTGCCAAAACACTCAATGCTGGAACTCTATAGTCGCTAACGCGACTTAATCGATAATACGATTATGAGTCTCAGCTTGTATGGTGGTAACGTTGTTTGTCTGGTTTTGAAACCAGATACGGGAACGAAGCAGCCCGCATTGTATACTGCCACCCTTGAGAATATGAACAAATTTGATTTTGCTCATGCTCGCGTGGTTGGTACGTATGATGCTGCTGCTTTGCTCTGGCAGATCGCACTTGTGGATTGTACTTCGTACTATCCATAGTTGCTAACTTCGTGGAATCACGGGGTGTTTGCATGCTCTAGGAGTCTATCCTTATGGAAGACAATAAGAGCCTAGATTACTTCAAAGAAGTCATCGCTGCAATGCTCCGTGACGCGCATGCGTCTCATGGAGTTGTGTTCAACACAAAAGCCTTGCGGCTCACTACCTTAAAAGCAGTGAGTCGTTTAGGCAGGGAAGGACTCGGTTTTCTTACGAAAACCCTATCCCGTCTTGGTAAAAGCTTTGATCAAGCTCTTGCCGGCGGAAATCGTTTCATCTGTACTGGTTCTGGCTTTAGTGCCTTACCCGGTACTGAACTTCCAAGGTTTCTTGGTGAGTTCTATGTTACGATCTTCGCGAAAGACGGAACTGTCCTTTCTGATCCAGACGCGAAAAGCGTCCAAATCGTAAGACAGCTCTTGATTCCTTTTGGGAAGCTCAAGCTACCTTATGAAGACAGCCAAGAACAGGAAGTTATCCAGGCCTTTAAAAAGGCTGAAGATGACCTCCAAGGACTTAGCTCGTATCTCAAAGTTCTTGAAGATACTTGCGGTACTACTACTAATCCGATTATTGGAAGGAAGTGGCATGGTGCCCAAATCGATTTTTATCGAGATGGTCAAAATGTTCTTTTCCGACCTATAGCGGACGTAGTTCGCGACGCTAGGAAGGCTCTTCAAAAAGTCTTCCTGACGTTCAATCCGTCGGACATTGTCCCCCATCACGGACCTGGTGCGGTTGCTACTAAGCAGTCGCATTCTGGTAAGTTCAGGTGGGTCAACGTCTGTTCACGGATCACTGACTTCTATCCATACGATGAGTATTTCTGCTCGTCGCAGGGACACGTTTGTGACACCTTCCGCGATTTTAATCGCGTTGGGAATAGGGATCTTCCGGCTCGAGTAATTCTCGTACCGAAAGACTCGCGAGGACCTCGCTTAATCTCTTGCGAACCCGTTGATTTTCAATGGGTTCAAGGAGGATTAGGCTCGGCCATAGTTCGGCATGTAGAATCACATGGTCTCACAAAAGGCCACGTGAATTTTACAGATCAGGAAGTCAACCGGAATAAAGCCCTCAAAGGCTCAATAACGGGAGACGACGTTACCCTTGACCTAAAAGAGGCCTCGGATCGCGTACATCTTGATCTTGTTCGTCTGCTGTTTCCGAGCGGCCTTTATGGCTACTTGGAGAGTTGCAGAAGTCTGTCTACAGTGCTCCCGAGTGGAGAGGAACTGCGACTTCGAAAGTTCGCGCCTATGGGGTCAGCTTTATGCTTTCCCATATTAGCGCTTACAATCTGGTCACTCCTCTACGCCGCTGCACCGGATGCGAATACTCGCAAGAGTATTTTCGTATACGGCGACGATGTCATAGTTCCAAAGGAATTTTCCTTATGCGCTATGGCCACTCTTGAGGCGTTTGGTCTAATGATCAATCGAAGCAAGAGCTGCTGCTCAGGATTCTTCAGAGAATCCTGTGGCATGGACGCTTTTAAAGGCGTCGATGTCACTCCGGTCCGTTTCAGGACCGTTTGGCAAGAGTTGCCCCGCCCTGACACTTATACAAGTTACTTGGCTTACGCCAATGCTTTCTATGATAAGGGTTGGGCCCATACTTACGAAGTGATTCGTGAGAGGTTACACGCCGTTTTCGGCGCTATACCTGGTGATGACATGTCTCTCGACGTGCCGTCGCTCAGGGTCTCAGCATCGGACGGAACTAACTTCCCTAGGCGATTTAACAAGAACCTTCAACGGTTCGAGTATCGTGTTAGGATGGTTAGCTCTGTTTCTCATCTTGAGGATTCGGTTTGTGGATGGCAGAAGCTTCTGAGATTTTTCTCGGAAGCAACAGTTTCTGCTCCTCCACGTTCCAGGTTCCTCTTAAATAAGAAAATCCGGAGAAAGGAGGTGGACTCTATGTTCACCGAACCTTTCTCAGTCAGTTCGTATACGGATCGGCGTTCGAGTATGCTCGTTCGTCGGTGGCGATGACCA